AAATTGCAGAACGAAGTAAACAATGTTGTACGCTCAGATGACTTTGAGCAATCCAATTACACGATTGAGGCATCGGCTAAAGCCTTCTCAATCCTCTCAGACGGCCTGTACTCAAATAAGATCAGGGCTGTGATTCGTGAGCTATCTACAAATGCTTACGATGCTCACGTTGAAGCTGGCAAGCCTAAAGTGCCATTCAACGTCACCATGCCAGATAGGTTCAATCCTCACTTTGCGATTCGTGACTTCGGTACTGGCTTATCTCACGAAGATTGCATGAATCTTTACACTACATACTTTGGTAGTACGAAGACTAACACCAACGATGCGGTTGGTTGTCTTGGTCTTGGTAGCAAATCACCATTTGCTTACACAGATAGTTTCATTGTTACTTCTTACCATAATGGTAAAGTGCGTGTTTATAATTCCTTCAAAGATGAACATAACAAACCTGTGTTTGCTTTAATGTCAGAAGATGATACAACTGAAGCTAATGGCTTACATGTGTTGTTCAGTGTAGACACTGATGATGTAAATGAGTTTGAGCAGGAAGCTAAAGAAGTATACAAACACTTCAAGGTTAAGCCTAACTTCAATAGCGATATTGAAATAGAAGAGTTCGATTATGTCTTTACTGGTAGCACTTGGGGCTTAGTTAATAAAGATGCTCAACGACGATGGGATATTAAAGCTAAAGCTATCATGGGTCAGGTTGCATACGATCTTGATGGAGAGCAGTTTTCAGACAACGACATTGTTACTGCTGTATTGAAAAGTAATGTGCATATCCACTTTGCTATTGGTGATGTAGACATTACACCAAGTCGTGAATCTCTTAGTTATAACGAGTATACTAAGAAAGTTATTGCTGAGGCTTGCGAGTTTATTATTGAAGAGTTGAAAGAAACTCTTGGCGAGAGCTTTGATGACTGTCCTACACATTGGGATGCACGAATCAAATACAAGAACTTTCGCAGAGAAGGTGGTAACTTGAATGAGATAATCAGATCATTCAGTGATGACATTAAGTGGAATGGCAAAGACTTGTTTGATGATGCTTACGATAGAGTATATGTACCAAAGAAGACTGTTCCAGACTACAACGGTGGAGATATGGAAGTTCCCAAGTACAAGATGCGTAAGATGTACCGAGATTTCTGGAAGACTGCTATTTCTTGTGACGATGTGGAGTTCATTCGATTTGATAACGGTACTAAGAACATAGTGCTAATCCTTGATGACTTGAAACGTGGTTCTGTTGCTCGTACTCGAAAGTATGCTAAGGAACAACTTGGCGACAAGCATGACCGAGAGAAGAACAAGTTTGAGTATTACCTAATTAGTGGTGGCGACAAAGAAGCTATCATGAAATGGTTAGGCTGTACTGAAGAACACTTGGTTCTTGCTTCAAGTCTTGCATCACCTACTAGAAGTAAGAGTAATAACTCTGGTGCTAGTTACAGAAGTAAAGTATGTGTCTGGGACTACAGTCGTGGTCAATGGAAAGATGTTGAAGTAGACATGAAAGAAGGTGGTCTATACTTCGAGATCAATCGCTATGAGATTGTTGGTCGTGATGGCAATCGTATGGGTGATTGGAATAACATCAGAAAGTTCAATGAGCTACTTGTAGACATTGGCTGTGAGATTGATGAAGAGGTTCCTATCTACGGCATCAAGAGTCAAGAGCTAAAGAAGAAGAAATTCAATGCTGAGGGTCAGTGGACTAGCTACTTCGAGTACATGCAGTCGGCATACAATGATCGTATTACTGAAGTTCTTGAGTGGAATGTTGAACATATTGCTTGGAGACAGCATGAGCAGTCTGAGCGTGAACTTGTTGCCAACTGGTTATCTGAAGTAGACAATCTACCTGAAGAGATACGAGAGTATGTTGATGACTACAAGTGGTATCGCTCAAACGAGAAGTTGTGGGTTGCTATGAGTTCTCTAAAGAGATACCTCGGTTTGGGTAATGGTCTAACTGAAGATGTTGATGTAAACTGTGATGAGTGGGACAAAAGAGAGAGCAAAATCACTGAGACTTTCCCTGTACTGAACTACACTAGTCTTCACTCATTCTACGACAATGAAGCAGAACGAGACATTCGCAAAGCACACATTCTGGACTACATCAAGTTGGTTCTAACTAATAAATAATTTCTTAACTCTAGGAGTATTGATATGAGTTACATTGTAAGTAACAAAGGCGTTGTAAATTGTGTTGTCGCTGGTAAGACCTACACCTTCGACAAAAACCATCCGAACTATACCAAGTTAGTAGGTCACTTAATTGACAGTAATGTTGAATACTTTGAAGCTGACTATGATGTTGCTACGGCAATAGACAACTTCTGTGAAGGATACATTGATGTCAAGAATGGTACACTTCAGTGGGATGGTATTGAGATGCCAGAACTATTCACTGACCGTATCATGAAGATGAAGACTGAAGGGTTTAACTTCCAACCGATGTTGGAGTTCTTGAACAACATGAACGAGAATCCTTCTGACCATGCTATTGTGGAGTTGTTTGACTTCATGCAACATGAACACCTACCTATCACTGATGATGGTCACTTCCTTGCATACAAGGCTGTGAACAAAGACTTCAAAGATAAGTGGAGTGGAACCTTTGATAACTCAGTTGGTAATGTAGTTGAAGTTGATCGAGGTAATGTTGATAGCAATCGCAACAATGGTTGTAGCAAAGGACTTCATGTAGGCTCTTTGAATTACGTCAAAGACTATGGAAGTGAAGATGGTGGCGATCAGTTCTTGGTGGTCAAAGTCAATCCTATGGACGTAGTGAGCGTACCTCATGACTCACGATACCAGAAGTTACGTTGTTGTAAGTACGAGGTTGTGGCTTTGTTCACTGACCCATTGAAGGATTCTGTTCAGATGAGCGACAAGCCTCCTGTAGAGGTCGAAGTGACTCACTACGACGAGGCATGGCGTAACAATGTTCGTGAGCGTATCGAGTCGCTGACGAGCTTAATGACCGCTTAGTATTTTCAGGGAGACTGGTACTCGTTGTATCAGTCAGGGCGGCAGGTTGTGTTCCAGCCTGTCGCCCCTTTTTCTTTTTATTGAGAGGTTATCAAATGTTGAAAACAAAGATCAAACTTAATTTGGGTGAGCAACTACTTTGTAGAGGTATAGCTTCAGCTAGATACAAGACTGCCAGAAAAGCTGGTGTAAAAAACAGTAGAGTTGGAAACCAGTCGGATGTAGAAACGGACTTAGAAGGAGTTGCGGCTGAGTTAGCTTTTGCTAAGTTCTATGGCAAATATCCATCAGGTGTATTCGATCTTGGAGCTAGATCATCAAAGAACGGAGAAGACAAAGATGGAGACATTTCTATCAACGGTCTTGTGATTGATGTCAAAGCTACCAAGTATGCCAGAGGCAGATTGATTGCAGCGGAATGGAAAGACCATGACTCTATTGATTACTACGCTCTTGTAGTTGGAGAGTTTCCAGAATATGAAGTCAAAGGTCTTATGAGTTCCAAAGACTTGATAGTAAAAGACCGTCTTAAAACTTTGCCGCGCGGAACTAACAAGGTCTATCAAGCAGAACAGCATGAACTTTACTTTCCAGAGGAATTATATTAAGGGTGAGTCTATGTTGAAAGATGTTTTAATACAATTTTGCTTTTGGTTTGGCACTTTAGCTTTTTTTTACATGTTTCCCAGTGTGGCAAAAGTGTTGTTCTCTGCTGATATAGAGGAACGAAGAGCTATTAAGAGGCGTAAAATGCTTCTTAAAATGCAACAACCTCAAAGGCGACAACCAAACACTGAACGTGAATTTGGTTTTAGAAAGTTTGCATGTGTTGAAGAAGAACTTATTTATGAGCCAGTAGAAACCGTTTATGAACCAGCGCAGACTCCTAAGCCTCAAACGAATTCTTCAATAATTCAAGATGCTATAAGTGTTTTAGTGACTCTTGGGTACAAGAAAACTGAGGCTAAGAAATTAGTAGTCAGTGCTTCCGATGGTGTGGTTTTTACAGATATTGGTGAGCTTGTAAAAGCCACAATGTCCAGAACTGGTGTTTAATTGTGTATAATAAGGTGAGACTATGAGTAGACTAAAAGGTATGACCGCATACTTGTGCGGAGCTATGGATAGAGTTGAAGATGGTGGGATTAAGTGGAGACAATACATAACCCCTAAACTTCAAGAGCTTGGTGTCGGCGTGTTAGACCCATGCGACAAACCAAGCGATTATGGCACTGAAGATATTGATACAAGAGATCATATAAACAGCTTAAAGAAGCGTGGTAAGTACGATCAAGTATCTGAAATAATGAAACCAATATGTGCTATAGATTTGAGGATGGTTGACATTGCTCACTTCATTGTGATGAGTTTAGATGTTGATTCCCACCTGTGTGGCTCTTACCACGAAGCCTCAGTCGCCATAGCTCAGAAGAAACCTGTTGTAGTAATGTGCAAACAGGGGAAGGAAAATTTGCCAAATTGGATGTTTGGTGTAGTTCCCCATGAAATGGTATTTTCAAATTGGAGTGAACTATTGGAGTATTTACGTCACATTGACGAAGATGATAATGCAAAACATATGAACCGTTGGCGGTTTTTTGACTTCGATAAGGTTTACAATAATGATAGATTTACAATTCAACCGTAGAGACTTTATGAGAGTGGGTAGCATTAGTGCTGGACTAAGCGCTATTGGCCTATCAGATATAAAAGCAGAAGATGCTCCTTTGTGTTTATCGCCAAATGACAAATCTGTTATATGGGTTTGGCTTGGTGGTGGAGCAACACAAGTAGAAACATTCGATCCAAAACCAGACGCTCCTGATAATGTCAGGGCAGTTAATGGTTGGGTTAAAACAAACGCTGGTTATAGAATTGGTGCTGACTGGGAAAACCTAGCAACAGTTGGTGACAAGATGACTGTTGTAAGATCGTTTGCTCATGGTAATGCTAGTCATAGAACTGGCACTCACTGGGTAATGACTGGCTATAATAGCACAGACAATACACCATTGTCACCGGCTTATAATCCTTCATACGGCTCTATCGTTGCTAGTTCGTATGGATCGAATAATCCAATTACTGGTATGCCAGCTTATGTAAGAGTTAACAACATTACTTATGATGGTGGAGCTTGGCTAGGTACTGATTATAAGCCTTATGAAGCCACTGGTGAAGGCGTTAAAAACCTACAGCTTAAAATTGATAGAGAGCATTTTCTCGGTCGTCAGGATTTACTGACAGGTCTTGATAAATTGCGAGACAATACTGGTCTGCGCGATCAATCCTACAATATGCTTCTTGGCAATATTGCAGATGCTTTTGATGTTAAAAAAGAAGACCCAAACAATTTAGAAGAGTATGGAAGTGGTATTGGAGAACAGCTACTTCTAGCTAGAAGACTTGCCGAAAGAGGCACTAAATTCGTTACAGTCCAATACGGCGGCTGGGATATGCACTCTAATATATCCAAGTCATTAAAAGGTAGAGTTCCTCCAGTTGATAAAGCTCTTACCGCTTTAATCAAAGACATACACGATAGAGGTCTTAATAAAGATATTATGGTTGTTGTTACCGGAGAGTTTGGCCGAACGTATAAAATTAATGCCAATTCTGGTAGAGATCATTGGCCTAGATTATCACCATTAATGATTTCTGGTGGAGACTTCTTTATGGGTCATGCTCTTGGTGAATCTACCTCTAAAGCAGAAGAACCAAAGACAGACCCATACAACCCACAGAATCTAACAGCAACATTACTTAAACATTTTGGTATTGACCAACATACGCAGAGATTAGACATGGCTGGAAGACCACGTTATTTCTTGGATGTTGGCACAGAGTCTATTATTTAATAGATATTGAGGAGGATTTGTCACTAGGAACCTAACATTCGAGGTGACAAATGAAAAAATTTTGTTCAACTATGAAGTTTATTTTTGAAAATGCGTACTACATTAGTGGTACTATATTTTTCGTATTTTTAATTTACGTTTTAAGCAAGTTTAATATGTGGTGGTGATATGAATATTTTATTCCTATTACTATCTGTCGCTTGTGACTATTCGGATGATGGATCAAAGACTGGTTTTAAGCGACTAGATAGGTTCATGCAAAGAATAGAAAGAAGGCATTTAAGAAAGATAAAGAGGCTCTATTATGAAAAAGATATTGATAGTATTGGCGATCTTGATGGTTACTGGAACATTAAAAGCTCAAGAGAAAAGAGTGATAACGGTTCCTAAACCTCAAGCTAAAGAACTACCAAAAGGATTTGGGGTTCCTATTCAAAGACCTCAAGGTTTTGGAAAGCAGGAATGGCAAAGACCTCAACATCCAATTCAACAAAGACATACTCAAGGAAGAATCATAATTGGACAACCAATGTATTATCCTTACTACAGGAATTACAGTTGGGTTAGGAACAACCATAACTTTCACCCCTATTGGTGTGGATGCGGTATGTGTTGTCCTCCTGTTATAATCCAGCCGCAACCTGTTCCCGTATACCCAATGCCATTTGGCGGGTTTTACTTTCAATTTAGGTTTTAATTATGAAGAAACTAAACATGCTTTGCCTAGCAATAATGGCAATTACTGTAGGATGTTTAGGATTGACAAACTATAAACAAGGAAAAAGAATCACTCAACTTGAAGGTGAAGTTTATGTCACCAACATATACCTTAACAACACATCAATAAAACTTGAAATGTTTTTAGAAATGATAGAAGATGAGATGCACTCATCAATTAGAAGAATATCAAGACCGATAGCAAGAGAAGAGGTTATAAAGGGCTTCCAAGAATTTGCTGAGAACTTCCGTAATGCAGGAGTTCAGAAAGGTTCTTCTAATGAAATCCCTAATGAGAAATCTGACGGGGATAAGTAAAGAGGACTGCGTACTTTTTAGAAGGTATATAATTTTGCTAGCTCTGTTTTTAACGCCCATCTTACTTGCGGCTTTATTTTTAGGGCTTTTGATAGATATACACCTAAGTGTTAAGTGAGGTTTGAAATGAAAATACTAGACAAACTTAACAGGGAAATAATTACCGTTATGATAATAGCTGGATTAATATTTACTGCTGTGTTCATAGCTCTCACCTTCTTGATAGAATTAGAAAATAGAACAAGAGGTGAATCGGGAGAAGAAAGTGTTACAACAGGATCAAATACTACACAACAAGTTCTGGATGGAACTTGGTGATTGCAACTATGAGATAGACCACGACGATGATTCAATACCCGAATCTGGCGTGGTCTATTGCAATATAGAGCATATTCACAAATTCTTTAACAAGTGTAGTCAGACAAATAATAAATATGTAGTCGTAAGTGCTTTTAGCGACTACGGTGTAGCTTTACAAAGAGAGCATCCAGTTCCTTTGGATATGTTAAAGTTCATGCCTTTCTTAGAATCTCAAATACTTGATCTAGGTTACAACGCTCTGCAAATACCACCAAGATGCGAAGTTGAAAGATGTGATATAGACCATAAGTATTCTGTTAAATGTCATTCGCATACATACTCTACATTCAATGAGATACCCAAAAATGTAGTTAAATGGTTTACTTCTAATGCAATGACAAAAGATGAGAGAATAATTAACATTCCTCTTGGTATAGGCAAAGATTCTCCAGAACCCCTTTGTTCTACGCTAACAAGCCAGCTCCATGTTGAGGACTCTGACCGAGTGAATCTGGTCTATGCTAATTGGCAAGATTATACCTACGATAGAGCAGTTCTTAGGAATAGCGTTGCTTCTGCTAATTTTTCTTGGATTACACTTGTCAATTCTCCTAAACCTTACAATGATTATATAAATGATTTGTCAAAACATTCTTTTGCTCTATGTCCTGAAGGCAATGGCATTGACTGTTACAGAATGTTAGAATGTCTTTATTGTGGGTGTATTCCTATAATTTTGGATAGAATAGCTTATGGATACCTAAAAGACCTTCCTCATGTAAAATTAAACTCTTGGTCTGAACTGAATCCAGATCTATTAAAGAGAGAGTTTACACGAATAAACCGTGAAGGTTTATGGGAAAACCTAGACAAAGTAACTACAGATTTTTGGAAATCTGAACTAAAAACAGCTAGAAATTTACTAGAGGCTTAAAATGGAAGCTTTATATGCTGGTTTGACAGCTTGGGCAATAGAGATTACAGTAGCTTTTATTATGCTAATGGGACTAAAACGAGAAGAAAGTAAAGTTATTAAGAGAAGGAAAAATAAATAGATGTCTTTCTTAAGCACAACACACAACATAAATATTTCAGCACCAATTAATCAACTGGGATACGGGCTTACAGGCTTGAATCTATCTTTAGCTCTTCATGAATTGAAGAATAGTGTTGCTTTGTTTTCAATAGGACAGCTTGAAGCTCCTCCTAAATACCATGAAGACTTGAAGCAATTAATGAGCAATAGCAGATTTCCAGATTTCAATGCTCCTTCAATAAGAATTTGGCATCAGCATGATATGACTCAATTTGTAGGAAAGGGAGCAAATTTTGGCTTTCCTATATTTGAGTTAGATACTTTTACCGACCTTGAAAAGCACCATCTCCATTGGTTGGATAACTGGATGGTAGCTTCTGAATGGGGTAAAGACATTCTGGTAGATCAACTAAAAGATATAAGAGGAGAAGATTACGTCAAAGAGCATACCCATGTTGTCCCTTTAGGAGTGGATAGAAACATTTTTAGGGAAGGGGTTTCTAATAAAAAAGAAACTGTTTTTCTAAATGTTGGCAAATGGGAGATAAGAAAAGGGCATGATGTTTTGGTTGAGGCTTTCAATCAGGCGTTTAACGAAGATGATGAAGTTGAACTTTGGATGCTTTGTGACAATCCTTTCTATACAGAAGATGAAAACTTCAAGTGGGAAAGGTTATACAGAACATCCAAGTTGGGTGATAAGATCAAAATCATACCCAGACAACAAATGCAAGAAGATGTGTATAATATTATGATGCAAGCTGATTGCGGAGTTTTCCCTGCAAGAGCAGAAGGCTGGAATCTTGATTTACTTGAAATGATGTCTTGTGGAAAGCAAGTTATTGCTACAAACTACTCGGCACATACTGAATTCTGCGATGAAGAGAACTGCATGTTAGTAGAGACTACTGAAATGGTAGATGCAGAAGATGGAAAATGGTTTAGAGGTCAAGGAAAGTGGGCAGCTCTTAAAGAAGATCAAATAAAACAAATTGCAGACCACATGAGAGAAGTTCACGAAAAAAAGAAAAAGGATGAGCTTAACATTAATCAAGCAGGAGTAGATACAGCAAAGAAATTTAGCTGGAAAAATTCTGCTGAAAAAGCAATAGAGGCTATTGAAAAAGATGATTCACATACTTAATGCAACTGGTGGCTCAGAAGAAATAAACGAAATAAAATACGAAGGTCAACCAAGAGAAAAAGAAATCAAAGAGATGAAAAAGGACACTCCTCTCATCACTATTGATTGGGTTGATTTACTTCCTCCTCCTCCTGAAAATACTAGCGATTCTACAAGGTTGGATCTAGCAGAGATTGAAAGAGTCACTAGAAATTTGTCAAAGGAAGAATTTGATCTAGTAATGATGGCAGATAAAGAACCTTCTGATCTGTTCATGCCTTATCTAAAAAGAAATAGCCTCAGCTATCCAAAGGAGTTGATTGATCTAGCATTAGACAATATCTATCCAGTTTGGTTAAAGGTAAAATATCATTACAGAAGACCTAGACCATTTCAACTTGCTCCTCATCTTGGTTTTATAATATCTGTAATTCAAACAAAAACCCATCAAACTCCCGCTTATCCAAGCGGCCACCAAACGGAAGCCGCAACAATAGCTGAAGTCCTTTCAAGTGTACATCCTGAACACAAGGCTAAGTTTTACGAGATTGGCGCTATGGTCGGTAAAGCTAGAGTTCTTCAAGGAGTACATTACCAGTCTGACAATGACGCTGCAATGTATATGACTAGACTGCTGTGGACGAATATAAAAGAAAACTTAGACGACAAGTGGTCAAATTTAATTAAGGAGTAGACATGCCGGATCATAAAACTCATGCAATACAATATCTCTACCGAGAGGCTTTGACAGACAAATCAAAAGCAGAACTGTCCCTTGACCTCTTACTTAATAAAGCTGTTGGCATTGGAGATCATTCTACTGGAGACTTTCATGAGAATTTAAGAGAGGCTCTAGATAGTTTGGTAGACGCTGAAGATAGAATATCACTGCTCACATCTAGGTATCCAACCAATGTTCAAAAAATTGATGAGTAAGCTCAAAAAAGAAAAGACTGAAGACAAAAGACCTATAGAAGATGCTTCTGGCTATCTTTTATTTACAGTCGATAAAGAAGGAATTATTGGTTTAGATTTTGGATTTGATACAGAATCTACAGAGAGCAACGAACTTTTTTCTGAAATGTTTCACCAACTAAATAGTGGACAACTAATGGAAACAGGTACTACTTTTATAACTGATAGCCTTGAAGATGTAGATCCTAAAATAGCAGAAGATTTTATTGAAAATATTGAAATATTAGAAAAACTAAAAAATAATGTATTTCTTAATGCTATTACTAGAACTCCTGAAATAAGTTCAGCTAATCCTAAAGAAGAAGTCGTAGTTAAACCATCTGATATAGCGAAAAGTGTCTTAGGAGGAGATAAGTTATAAAAAGTGTATAATATTGTGACACTTGTTCCCACGGAGTTATATCATGTCGAACAAAAAGATTGCTTGGGAAAAATGGGACGAAGACATACTAGAACAGGAAATAGCAGAAGAGTTCCACGAATCTTATCAAGAAGACGATGAAGAGATAGCGGAAGACGCTTTACTTTTCCTAGATAAAATACCTCATTTAGTAGCAACCCCTATGGGTATGTTCCAGCTACATGACAAAATGAGTGTTCTTAACCAATTTGAATGTTGGGTGGGTCATACCAATTTTGACATCACTCATTCTATCAAAGAACGCATAGAATCTGTAGAAGGCGTGGAGTTACTTCACATCACTAGCCGATATAGATTTTTCTTGGGCGTTGGTAGGCTTTTTAACTTTTCTGATGTTAGACAAAGCATAGAAAAACAAATTTGCGAAAAAGTCTTTCTTGATGAAAATGCGCAAGAAACGGTGAATCTCATCAAAACCGAAATATCTCAAGATAAATTTTGGTCAATATTTGTAGATGGAGCTGGAGAAATTTTCTATACCAGCACTAATGATCCAGATGATATAGAGTATCTGCAAACGATTGAAATGTACGAAATGAGAAAAGTTTCAAATGGTGGGATGTTGCTGCAAAATGAATGATCGCATAAAAGACATAAACGATTCTTTTTTACTAGATACTGGGAGAATTTTTTTACGAGAGGATATAGATGAAGACTCTGAAGAAAAATTTACTAGGTCAATTAGGTACTGTATATATAACAACATCAAAGATATATACATTTATATAAGTTCTGAAGGGGGTGATGTAGACTCGGCTTGCGCCATAATAGACGAAATCAATGGAGCTAGGAAATTAGGATTTAATGTAAACACTATAGCTTTTGGAAAAGCATACTCAGCTGCTGCATACATATTGACTTTTGGATCAAAAAAATATGCAACAGAAAACTCAACAATAATGTTGCATCCAATTTTGTTTGATTTGGATA